GGATTTATAATCTTCTTGACCTTTAAGAGTTATTCTTAACCATCCAAGAGTCATACCTTCGTTGGCGAAACGATTTGTAATTGCTTCAGGAATATGAAGAGCATCTTGCTCCTCAAAAGTATATTCAGTTGTTTCTCTATCTAAGTTCTCACGAACTTCAGAACTACGTGTATTTGTTCGTGTCATAACTTTATCCTCCACGCTGCATATTAATTGTTGTATACTCACCTTCAGCTTTATCAGCTTTCAGTTTTTCTTCTGCATACTTTTCAAGTGGTACATTCCATTTATTAGCTAAACGAATATCTTCTTTAGATAGCTTAACTTTTTTATTGGAACCTGGAGAGCTGCGAGATGCTCCAGCTACTACTTGAGCAGGAGGTGACGTTTTCTCCTGCTGACGAACTTCCTCGTTGGTTGTTGAAAACTTATGAGGAAATGTTTCTTTTATCCTATTATCTACTTCCTGATAAAATTCAGGATCTGTAGGACTAAATCCTTCTTCTTTTAATTCTGCATCTATTGCTAATGCAGCAGCAGTCATTACTCTATCAGAACCAAACCACTCATTTTGAGATGCCCAGTCTTGAGCTTTAGGATCAGGTGTAGGTTGAGGTTGATATTGTGGTTGTTGTTGTCCTATACCTTGTTGGTTTTGTTGTGGCTGCTGTTGTTGAAACTGTTGTTTGTGTACTTGTACTGCTTTTAAATCAGTTTGTGCATCATTAAGTATTTCTTGAGCTTGTAAAACTTTTTGAGAATCACCTTCTTCGTGAGCAGCTTTATATGCATTACGTGCTAACTCTAATTTATCAGATAATTGTTTTTCAGTAGTATCTAAATTTACTCCTCTAGCACTTGTAAATTGTTGATGAACCTGATTTAGTTGTTGTGATAACTGTTCATTTTGTTGTATAATTTGAGCAATTTGTTCATCACGTTCTTTACGTTGTTTAACTAATTGACGTATTCGCTTTTGTGCTCCTTTAGTTTCAATACCTTCAAGCTCTGGAGGTACTTCTTTTTTAGGAGGTTCTTCTATTACTTCTTCTTCTTTTGGAGGTGGAGCTTCTTCTTTTTGTTCTCCTTCTACCTCATATTCTACTTTTTCTTTTTTTGTTTCTTCTGGAACGACTTCATTCCATTCTTCTTTTTTTTCTTCTTCAGACATAGTTCTTCCTTTCGTTGTTTACGAGACATACGACTTACGTATATACCTTATATTATACTACAAAAATTGAGTTAGTGCAAGTCCTATGCACTACCTGCATGTAAATTAAAGGTTGGATCTAGATCTTTTGGATGTTCCACACGCATAATAATTTGATCATCAAATAATAATATAAGACGAATACCCTTATATTTTATCTTTTGACCTGAATGTTTTCCATAACAAACATAATCACCTTTTTTACACCATTCACCTTTAGGAAATTTATCTTTATCTTGATAAGCTAAATCTCCTAGAGCTACCACACGACCTACTGTAGTAAGATAGGACATGTCTTCCTTTGTTGAATCAGGTAATAGTATACCACCTTTTGTCTTTTCTTTAATTGAGACAGGTCTTACGAGTACATGAAAACCTGGAAGTTCAGGTAGAATATTTGGATCACTTTGATCTTCTTCTGTAATCCACATATCATTCTTAATAGTCTTAGCTAATGATACCTGTTGCATTAGTCTTCCTCTTCATCTGAATAGATACGTTTCTTAACAATATCTGTTAGTTTATTTCTAGCCCATTCAATTCCATAAATGTGACCAACCAGTTGTCTGTAATGAGCAAAATTATCTGATTGCCCTTCGCAAACACCTGTTCTTAGTTTATTGAGTTCGTCATTAAATTCTTCAACGACCTCATCCCATATTTCCATTTAATCAGATTTCTGCACAAGCGTAGCAATTAATTTCTAATCCAACAGATATTTCTTTTATATTAGGTTTAGTCCACATTATCTTTTTCCTTTAGTTGGTGAAGGATACTTCCAAGAAGAATCTTCACGTTGATTTAACACACCTTGTTTAGGTTTACTTCCAAAGTCAGCTTGTGACATTTTAGTAGAATCTCCATACAATCCACCATCTTTATTTGGTACATGCATAGGTTTACCATCAGTAATACCTTTATCAACAGGATATGCTTTATTCCCTATTGGCATTATTTTCTCCTTTCATTTCTTCTTTTAATAGATCCATCATAATATCTATAAGTTTTAAACTTCGTTGTCTACTATCTAGATCTTCCATTTGTGAAATTTTCTCTAGAGCAGTCATACGAATTTTCTCTAGATCAATTTCAGCTTTCTGATCTGCAATAATTGTTTTAGTTAGATTATCAAGAGCTTTCATAGTTTCTTTACTTTCTCTATCAAGATCAGACTTTTCTTTTTTCAATATTGCATCTTGACCAGCTTTACCAGATTCCACTAATAATTTAGCTTCCTCTAATTCCAATTTCTGTGCATCTAATGCAGAATCTGCAGAATACTTAGCAGATGTTGCTTGTAACTTCTGTTTCTCTAATTCTACTTTAGCTTGTTCAAGTGCAACCATTTGTTGTTCAGGTGATTGTGCTTGACCCATAGCTTGATTTGCATTTAATACTTGTTGTGCTGCAGTAGCCATAGCCATCTCTGCAACTTTAGGATCTTTTTGTTGTTCAGGTGGCATTTGTTCCATTGCCATTCTTGCCATACCATTCATTTGTTCTTGATATTTCATAACAGAATGTTCTTGTATATTTGCTTCCAGTATTGGTTTTAATCTAGCCATTATAGGATTAGCACCATTCTGTGGATCTTGTAAGTATGCCATCTTTGTTTGTATATGTGCATCATGGTTTTGTCCAGCAAATGCTGCAATAGGTATACCTTTAGTAGCAGCCATAATATCAGATACTGGGTCCATTTCTTGTGGTTCTTTTTTAGGTGGTAATACTTCTTCTAGATTAGGCATATTAGCAGAATTTAAAATAGTTCTATTTAATGCTTCTAGATTAAACATACCAGGAGGTGATTGCTGTGCCATTTGTAAAGCCATTTGTGCAATCATCATTCTATGTGCATTTGATGGAATATTAGGATCTGAGACAGGGATAACATCCACTCTTCCATCAAAGTCTTGTTTCATTACACTTTTTTCAGCAAAAGGAACTTCATAGGGATACTCTGAAGGTAAGTAATCATAATTGATTCTTGCAAGTATTTTAAATTCATCTCTTTGAGATTTATGTAATCTCTTATGTATAGCAGAGAAGAACTTACTTGATGCTTCAAGTAATGCCATAGTCGTTCCAACAGGTCCATAAGATGCAGCATCAGAAACTATTTGTTCTGTACTGTCTGCAAACTTCTGTCCTGCTGCAGTTACAAAGCCCAACATTTGGAAAAGAGTTGAGGAAGGTTCTTTATAGGGGAGAGAGATAATTGCCTTATTCAAATCTTGTCCTGTTGCTTCTACTTCTTTGAACTCACCTGGACTTATTGGTTCATTATCACCAACAATCCTTACACCTTTTGCTTTAAATCCTCCTGGCAAGTTTGCGAATTGACCTGCATCCACTAGACTTCTCATAGCTGCTGTAGCAGTCATAGTAAGATTTCCTAAGAAGTGCATGAGACCAAATCCATAGAAACCAAATCCTGGAACGAATCTATAATGTACAAAGTGCGAGACTTTTTCTTGGTTCGTATCGTCCTTTTTATAGTTTCTACGAATACTTAAAATTTGTTGTGATTGCTCTTCTACTGTAACAATATAAGGAAGAGCATAGTCTTCTTCTATTTCTAGATAACAATGTTGTTCAAGTAATGTATATTGAGGATCATTATTTTCTGTGGGTGATAATCCTAATATAGTATCCATTTTAGAAGAGAATGATGTAGGTTGTGGGTTTGTTGCATCTGGTAATTCTACATCACTATATATTCCTGATCGTATATCTTTTGCTAACTCAACAGGACTTCTATATATTACATGTGTATATCTATCTGCTTTTTTTAAATTAGATGCATAATAAGAAACATAGAATTGATCTATTGGAACAAATTCAGATACTGGTCTTTTTAATGTTGCATCATAATAAACTTTTTTAAATGCTGATCCTATTAAGGGGAGGTGGAACAGCATTCTTTCAAACTCATCAAAGTATTCAGGCATCTGCTCTGTTGTTTGATAGTTCATAAATTCTTGTACACGATTAGCTTGATCTTCTCTTTCAGGAGTAGTCTTACCTAGTATATGCGTTTTAACTGGACCTGATGGTGGAAATAATTCTTGTATAGCTTTTGATTGAAACTTAACAGCAGATTCAATTAACATAGGATGTACTGCTGTACATGCACCTTCAAATGGTTCTGAGGAATCCTGTATCTTTAAACCTAATAAATCAAATCCTCTTTCAAACATAGACTCCCATTCTTGTCGAGAATCTCTATCTGATGTAAAACAATCAATAACTTCATTTGCTATATTAGCTAATTGTTCATCTTCTAATGTATCAACTAAATTACCATACCATTCTTGTACAGATTCTTCAGCTCCCATTTCTGGTGATGTACCTTCAAGATCAACAATAACACCACCATCTGTATCCATTTCAAATGTTGGTTGTGCTCCTGTAGCTTCTTCAGGTTTTGGTATATTAACTACGTTTGATACTTCTTCTGGTATAGTCTCAAATGGATTACGTTCTGTTGCCATTATATTGCCCTTATTTTTTTCTTAATTTTAATATCCCATCCAATTTATTAATTCATTAAATGGTATTCCTTCTTCAAAAGTTGTTTGACTAAATCCTGTTTTATTAGCATGCCTTGTATAAGTTACTATTTTATCTCCTACAAAGTCATATGTATTACCAGTTTTTTTAACTCCTGGTTCTTTTAATGTATAACCATGCTGTTTTAAAAATATTTCAATATGACGTTCTGTCATTGGTTCATCTAAATCAATATCAGCCCAATCTCTATCTCTTTGATAAGGATCATCTGATTCTTTTCTAGCTGCTTGTTCAGCATCATCCCAACGTTTTTTATGTTTATTTAATCTTCTTGTTCTTACCATTTTAGATGCACGTTTTGCTGCTTGACTTGCACCTACTAATAATGCTCCTGGAATTGCACCAGCTCCTGTAGCCATCATTACAGCTCCTGTACCTGTACCAACATCTCCTGCAGTACTAATACCTTTTAATAATGCATCCATGTATCTTTTATTTTTTAGATCCTGATAGATAGTAGGTTCTATACTTGATAGTCCAGTTTCTCTTGCTATATCAGAACCTGGAAGCATTTGTGCTGAAAATAATCCTATGTTCTTCAAATCCTGTTTTGAAGTTGTTTGATCACCTATACCATATTTAAGTGAACGTAATCCTTCAGCCATTATATAGCCCTTTGTTTATTATAATTTTTATAAGGATCTCTACTAATTCTTCCTCTCTGTAAAGCTCGTTCAATTTCTATAGCTCTTGGATCTAGAGGTAATTCTGCAGTATATTCTCGATCTATTTTTGTAGGAGTTATAGCAGTTAAAGTTCCTGCTACATAAGGAGAAGCTTTTATTACTCTTCCTACTCTTTTTAAATCTTCTGCTAAATTTCTGTTAGGTTTTACTTCTTCTACTACTTTAGCTTTTGAAGCTCTTGTCTTATCTGATTCTATTGTTGGACCAGAAGGAGTTTTTAAACTTTTTAAATAATCTGCTATTTTTTGTGTCCAAGGTCCAGGTTTATATATTGTTCTTCCAAGAGAACCAGGAGGTGGAGGAACTGTTTTAACAATTTTATCTTTTACATAATCTTTAGCTAAAGCTTTTGTTGTTTCTATTGCTACTTTTTTTATATCTTCTTTTATATCTTCTATACGTTGTTTTTGCTCTAAAGGGTTTTTATCCTGACTCTCGTGATCTCCTACAACAAATCTGTCTAATCTATTCAAAGAGTCAATATGATTAATATCCCAACTTAATTTTCTATTACCTTTATGTGGACTAAGCTTTGATTCATATATATATTTTAAATCTTGTAATCTACTACGTAAAAATTTTTCTATTGCTTGTTTTTGCCATTGTTCTGCTTCTTGAGGTGTCATACCTTGTGTTGATGTTCTCCATCCTTTAACTCCACCCTCTGGAGTATTTAGATAAGATTGATATTTTTTTTCTACTTCTTCTGCTAATCCTTTAGAAGTAGATAATTTTCTTATATATTCTTCTTGTTCTAAATAGTGCTTACCTCTACCCCACTTAGGATCATTAGATGTTAGTCTCTTTATAGATTCTTGTATATCTTTATTAGTAATATTACTTTTCCCCCATAAATCACTATCAATAAATTTTGCAAAAAAAGTAAAAGGAAGTTTTTTATCTGAAGCTTCAATTTTAATATCTTGTAATTGATGGTCAAGTGCTAAGTTTTGTAATACAAATTGTATAGATTTTTTATCTAAATCTTTTAAGGGTATATGTGGAAACCTATTATACTTTTTATCTAAAGCAGATTCAGGGGATGCTATTATAGATAGAAGCTGTTTATAATCTTCATTTGCATTATCTAAGTCTCCTTCTAATTCTTCAAAAGATAAGTTCCCTGACCAGTCACTATCTGTCTGATAATCCAGCATATCAAAATAGCCAGAATACTCTTCTGGATCAACACCTTCTTTTTCCAAGAGTTCTGCATATTTATTATACTGTTCTTGTAAAGCATCTCTTTTATTTTTACTATGTATTAATTCTTTATAAAGTAAACGACCAGCATTATAAGAATCTACGTTACTTGTTATATAATCATCATGGACTCTTTCTTCCAAAACTTTTTTACCCCATATTTTTTCTGGAAGATTATCTATTTCTTTATATATTGTAAAATATTTTGTAAGTAAAGGTTTTACTTCTTTAATTTTTTGTAAAGAATCAAAATCTTTAGCAGCTAAAATTTCTTTCGCAGCAAATGGTATTAAATCTTTTGCTACTGTACTAAGTGCACCTTGCATTACTCTTCTACGAGTTAAATCTGTACCAATACCTTTAGTTATTAAACTAGGTAAACCTTTTTTATCGTCTGAAGGCATATAATACTCCTTCAAACAACATAGCAAATACTATAATTGACATAAAAAATAACATGAATTTCCCCTATATACTATCTATTATACCACTAAGTTCTCCAGTATGCAACCTTTTTCTTTCTAGGTTCATCTTCCCAATCAGGATCTTCTGGATGTGATAGGTGCCAAGACTCTTTCATATAGTGTATTGCCATAGTCATAGCATCTACCTGATCATCATGTGCAGCATTAGGAAACCTTAACATTTCTTCCAGTAAATCTTCTGACCACTTCTTATTTTTTGGTATCCATACACGACCTGATTCCATCATAGGAGATGCTGCATAAACTCTGGATACTTTATCTTTATCTGGTAAATATTCTAATACAGGTACACCAGATCTACGCATATCCTGTATCAAAGATTGTCCTGATGCTTTCTTTTCTATCATACAAACATCAGGTTTATGTTCATGGTACAATAATTGAGCCATACGTCTTAATTCTGGATATTCAAATCTACCTTTTATATTTCCTAATAAAAGTAAATTGGATTGATAATTTTCATACCCATCTTCATCCTGATCATACATGGAGAATATACCCCATGTTTGTATGACACTATAATCTGCTGTAGTTTTTGTAGAAAATGCTGTATCATATGTTTGTATTATAAAATCACATGGAGGTGGTTCATCATATTCCCACCAACGTATCCATTTCTTTTTAATTAAACCACCTTCATCAGGAGTTGGGTCCTGCATATACAATGCATTCCAATATCGTGCACCATTTGACGCTTTTATTTCTGATTCATCTACTTTTAATACTTCTTCTGGCTTCCATTCTGGAAAATAACTAGAACCTACTGGTAAATCAAGTAATTCTGCTGCATCTTCGTCAAGCCATGCTGGTATTCTTACTACATCCCAAGGAGTTACAGCATAATCTCCTACATTTTCTTGTTGTTTTAGTAACCATCCACAAAGATCATCATAATGATACCTTGTATTTATTATTAATATGGAACCATTGGGCATAATACGTGTTCTTAGTCCTGCTGGATACCATTCCTTAACGTATCTTCTGCCTGCTTCAGAATATGAATCCTCTTCTGACATGACATCATCAAGGATCGCAATGTGTGCACCTCTTCCTGCAATCTGGGATCGTACTCCAGCAGCATAGTAGGTTCCTCCCACATTTGTCTTCCATTTACCTGCTGCTCGTACATCTGTACGTAAGGACACTCCTTTGAAAACATTCTGAAAATCTTCTTCATTGACCAAATCCCTGACAGAACGACCAAAATCGCTTGAAAGCTGGTCACTATGGGAAACAGTAAGTATCTCATGTTCTGGATTCCTTCCAATATACCATGCAGGAAACAATTTAGAACAGATTACAGACTTAGAAGACCTGGGTGGTAGAAAGACCATGAGTCTTTTTATCTCTCCAGCTTCTAATTGTCGTAATTTTTCACTAATAACCTCTATATGTCTACCCATCTTCCAATCAGAAACAAGCTTTGGAGCCATTTGGCGAACAAATGTTAGGAAATCTGCTTTAGATTCCTGTTTAACCTTAATATTTAAGAGATTATTAAGAGTTAAAAGAGGTGATATGTCTATAGAGTTCTCTATAGTTTCCAATGTTATGATCCTTGTTGTATGTTATTATATTTTTTATAAGGAAAAACAAAAAACAAAAATGAAAAACAAAGTATAATGTACTTGTGGTTTTTAAATCTTTATATATTATATATAATTATACACTACTCCCCACTTAATGTCAAGTCTTTTTTTTATTTTTAGTTATAGACCCTAGTTTTTAGGTAAATATATAGGGGTATCC